ATTTAATACTACAAATAACTATGTCAGACAAAAGTATTTACAAAGTTGAATTTCACGGCGAATCTGAATACGCAGGGAGTCAGTATTTCTATACGTCGATAGCGGCGATATACGACGACTTTACCGCTGATGAATTAGGTATAAAGGTTAGTTCCCTACGTAATGCGAAAGCGTCCCGGAGAACATACTCAAATAAACTCGTAATGATTTCCCGGGTTAGGCTTCACAGCAAGCCAAACAAGGCAGGGGAGCGAGCCTCTATTCCGCCTGCCTCTGACAAGCCCGGTTGATGCCGGGCTCTTGTTGTTTTATTGTTATTTTTGTAACTAAATACATATGCTATGAAAAAAAAAGATTTTCAATCGATAGCCGACAGGCTTGCGAAACAATGCCTTTGGGACAAGGCTGCGTACGTTGGCGAATGGAACAATTTCGCTGTTTATAGGTCGCAGTTAGACGGCGACGGATTGCGGTGCATTGGTTTCCCTTATTATTTCCTGTTCGACGTAGGTGGCAATTATCATATTGCTGACGAAACCGAGTGGCGTGGTATTACTGACGCCCTGCATAAAGAAATTGATGCGATTAGCGGTGTACGACGCCAGATATAATATCGTTGTTTATAAGGAGGCCATCCACCTTGTAAACATTTATGCCGTGCCCCAAGACCATCCTCGTTGTATAGTATTCCCACGTTGCATAGTCGTAAAGTTTTCCTGTCTGTGGGTCGTATAGTCTTAATCGACCATCCTGCAACCTTTCGGCTGTGATGATATGTGCGCCGCCGCCTTTCCAAGCGAAATACGCGTGATACCTTCCGGGCTTTGCGGTAATATTATCGAATTGCGCAAGCATTTGACTTCTTGGTATTCCCCTGTTCATGTATTTCGGATTCCACCCACCGGCTTTGATAGCCTTTGGATATAATCCTGTTTCCGGGTCTATCCAAGCACTTTCCGTTCGTTTTGAAAGTTCGTGCGGTATATCACCGGGGCGTTTTTCGTTGCCATGCGCTTCAACGTCGAAGCCCCTGCGCCGTAACTCGTAGGCAACAACGCAAGATTGGCAATTTACTCGGTATTTTCTTTCACCGCTGTTGAACTTCGGATTCGGCCTTTCCTGATTTGCATAAACGTGGTTCATTTCCTTCCCCTGCTTACAACTGATTTTATTTGCGGTAATTGCTTCATTGGCTGTCTTTATGGTTTTTTTCATCTCTATTATAGCAGCCTGTAATTCGTTGTATCGACCTTTGATAGCGAGGTCGTCCAAGTGCGATGCATCAATGTCCGGGAAGTATTGCATACATAACAGCCGTAGTTGGTGTGCCTGCCTCTTGATTTCTTCGTAAAGGGCTTTCCTGTCTTGCCAACGTTTCCGTATAGCCGCTTCCTCTTGTGCTGTTTTCGGTGGGCGTACAGGTTTCGGCTTTGGCGGTGGTGTAACTTGCGGCGGCTGCGGTGTTATTTGCGGCGGTTTTACGACTGCCTGCTGCTGTGGCGATATATTGTGCTTCAAGCCTTGCGTTATGTCCCCATTGATGAAGTTATCACGAACGAAATAGGGCTGCCCGGCCGACTTTGCGAAGCGTTCTGTGTTGTTCTCAACCCAGCGCTTGAAGGCTTCCGGGACGTCGGTAACTTTATTTACGCTGTCGGTTGAGGGCTTTTTCCCGGCAAGTATGTCGGCGGTGTCCTTCTCGATTTCTTCCTCTGTCTTTGTGATAGGGACAGCCTTGCAGCGGCAATGCGGATGCCAACCCCGGAAATGGAACGTCTTCGGGTAATTGCCTTGCAGTTCGTCGCAAATGTCGGTAAAGGGGACAGCCTCGCCTTTGCTGTTCTTTGTCGTATGGTTATTGGATAGCATTATTTTGATGCCGACAACGTAATCGGCTTCCTGCCAACGGATGAAATCGGCGGTGCGGTACGCCATATTGTTCTCTGTCCTCGATAGGCGTTGGGCGTTGCGAACGGCGGAACGATATACGCCCTGCCCGGGGTGGTACGCTGCTGCGTTCTTTGACAGGTGTAAATTGCCATATTTATCCCTCACACGGCGAAACAGGGCGTCCGGGTTGTTTAGGTATTGCCGAAGGTCTTTCGCCATTTCTACGGCGGATTTGCCCTGTCCAATTCCGAGGTCGAGGGCGAGTTCGATTTCGCCTTTGTACTGTTTCGTATATTGCCAAACCCTGTCCGATATCCCAAGTCCGCCCTCTTTCCTTTTTACGAAGGCTTCGAGGGCGGTGTCGTTGTTTGTGAAGTACCGCCTGTATTCATCTTCGCTCAATCGTCCGAGGTTGTCGCCGAATACAAGCCTTGCGAGTTCGCTGTTCTTATTATTTGCGAGCGTCCATGAGGCATTTACGCCGTCGAGGATAGCGGTATTTAGGTTGTTATACAGTTGCAGCAGTAGGTTTCTAATCTTCTGCGATGTAGCAGGGTATTTATCTATCTCGAACGGCTTGCTGCTGTCGAACCCGGTTACGGATGCGCCAATCTTTGCCGCTTCCCCTGCCGCCGTCCGGTATATATGCGATACCATTGCCGCATAGCGAGCCATTTGCGAATTGTGCGCTTTTTCGTAGTCTGTTGCCATTGTTGCCCTGCTGCGTTATTGTTTTAGAATGAAGGCTCGGAAAGGTCTGTCATGTCCTGCTGCCTTATTTCTTCGAGCGTCTTATCGACGTCGTCGCTCCACCCGAGTAGGGCGATACCCTGTTGCTGCGAGGCGATAGGCTTGCCGCCGCAAGCGGTTACGATGTTCTCGATGCGTTCACGCTCGTCGTTTATTGTGAAGGGCGTTATCTCGCACTCGATTTCAAGTGCGTCGATAGCCTCGGCGTAGTCGGAAGGCAGCATCACGTGAAGGAAGGCACGAACGACGTTTACTTCCCTGTCGAACATTTCGAGCAACCTGCCTGCTTCTTCCTTTACCTTCAACTGCGCATCTATGAATATCATTTTACGTGCCTCGCCGGACATTGGCGTGGTTTTCATTGTTTCGAACGAGAACTCCGGGAGTTGCAGTTGCGTAAAGAAGGAAGAACGAAGGAATTCGACGTACATTTTTACGGCTTCGTTTGACTGCTCCCACGTTATGAACCTTGCATCGCTTCCCTTCGGGAGTTGCAGGACGAGCCTGTCCATATAGTCCTTTTCGCTTCCGTAGTCGATATCCTCGTCCGAAAATATGCCGAATGCAGGCTTGCTGTTTGCCCGGATGTAATTGCCCTGCCGGGACATTGCCCATTCAATTTCATAGACGATTTGCGAGGTATTCTCCCATATCGGGGCAGGGCGACATGTGAATACCGCCGGGATTTTTCCTATCGTTATCGGCTCGTCGGTGCGCTCCCACCCACCCTCATTCTTGACGAATACGGTATGCGTGTCGCTCGTGTAGGTGTGGAAGTGTTCAACCTTTTTCGTTCCCTGCTTTACCTCGTAACCGACGGATATTGCGATTACGTCGCTGTACTCGTCTTTCAGTATGTAGATATGATGTCCGAGCATCGGGGAGTAGTTTCGGCAGCGAAGTTTGAGCGGCGAATCGAATCCATAGACGCTGTTCTGCTCCTCTTTTGCGTACCACAACGTAAGCGTTAGGCACGATGCGTATAGTTGGTTGCAGCGTTCTATGTTTACGCTGTCGATACGGTTTCGGGCGAATATAGCCTCGAAGTATTTTGCGACTTCCTTCTGCTGTTCGTCTTTCGGGTAGTAGTTCCTTTTGACAGGTATTCCAACGGCGAGTTCCGTCATGCGTTTGACGGCGAGGCGTTGCATATCCTGTACCACCCGGGACACCTTCGTTGTAACGCCGTCATCGACGATGTCTTGATAGAGTGCCGTATCCATTACCGGGTGCAGCAGAGGGTTGTATTCCTTTTCGAGCGTGTCCCATTCGGGTATTTCGATGTCAGTTTCTTTCAGGTCTTTGATAATGTCGTCAATCGCCCTGTTCTTGTCGAGAATTTCTTGTATTGTTGCCATGTTAATATAGTTTTTTAGCGAGTTTCGTTAGATTTCTGCGGTTTACCCTGTTACTCTTTTTTAAGTGGTTATCAACAGAATAGCAGAGTAAATCCGGGTATTCGTCGTGAGGGAAGGAAGGGAAGGCGCATATTTCCTCGATGAATGATTCGTTCCAAGCCCCTGCGACGAGGTACACACGCCCGGATTCGACGAAGGGCGAGGCTACATTTAGCCTTGTTTCTTTGCTTTCCCGGGGCGTTGGTGTCTTTGTTACGTTCAGCCCCGTGCCCTCTCGTAGTTGGTCAATGACGGACAGTCCGTTTGCCTTCGGCTCGATGCGTATCGTACTGCTGTCAGTATATCCGTGTTCACGTACATAGCCGGGAAGGAAACGAATGAGGTCGGGGAATTTCATACGTACTTTTTCGGCACACACGATGTACAGGTCGTTCCCGATGCTGCAAGTGCCGATAACCCCTGTCGGGTCGTTGGCGGCGTTGTCTGTATATGCTGTATCGACGTAGTAGTCTATCGGGGAGTTATCCCTTATGCGCTCGAAGTCGGCAAGCGGAACGTAATTAAACCACGAGCGTTGAATGATGTTTCCGCCTTCGATTGCCGGGCGTTGTTGATATAGCGAAGCGAATGTCCGAGGGCTGCGTGCCTCAATCCCTCTCAAACGTTCAAGGCTGTGTCGGCTTTCCCATAACGCTTCGCCGGGTTTTCGGTGTGCTTCCTTATCACTCTCACAGATTGCAGGGAAACTCACTAAATCCCACTTATCCCCTTCACGTTCAAGTATCCGCCCGGCGAGGTCGTCCACGTGCCACCGTGTCATAATTAGTATCTGCCTGCTATCATTGTGTAAGCGTGTCAGAAGAACGTTCAAATACCAATCCCATACCCTTTCCCGATACGTGCGGCTGTATGCTTCGAGTGCGTCTTTGACCGGGTCGTCGATTATTGCTATATCGACAGGCGTCCCTGTAAGGCTGCCCGATACCCCGACCGCCTTGTAGAATCCGCCCTTACCGACGGTTTCGAACATATCTGCGTTACGTACCCACCCCCGGGTTGCGTCTGTTCGCACGTTGCTGTTGTTTATTCTTGTATCCGGGAACAGAACGGCATAATCCCTATCATCGATTGTGCGCTGAATAGCCCGGCAGAAGTTCCGGGCGAGGTCTGTCGAGTAACTGCTCCCAACGATTTTCAGTTTCGGATTCCTGCCGAGTGCCCACGCAGGGAAGCGTCGAGAAACGATTTCGCTCTTTCCGTGCTGCGGTGGAACGAATATCATTAGCCGCTTTATCTTCCCTTCGTAAACTTCCTCGCACTTGTCGGCGATAAGCGTATGAAACCATTCTCGCTGATAATTCCTGTCGCAGTATTCGAGGAATGTGTAAAGGTGTTTCCGGGCGTAGTGCCGGAAGCCGTCCCTCATTGTTTTCAATGCCTCTACATCTGCAACGAAACTGCTCATTAGTGCTTGATTGCTTCCATGATTCGTTTAACTTCCTTCTCGATTTCTGCCTGCGACATGGCTTCCGGAATGAGGGCTTCGCCGTTCGCTCCTGTGAGTTCCTTCCGTTCTGCCGGGTACAGTCCGAGGATTTTGCGGCGTTCGCATAGCAGTTTGTGTATTAGTTCCAAGTAGCGTACGTCGCCTGTATTGACAACGTCTTTTCGTGTCTGCTCGACGAGGACAGGGATGATAGCAGGCTCGGTGGCTTGCGGCTCGCTTGCCTGTGCTTGCGGAATCCCTTTTCTTCGTGTCGTTTGTGCTGCGTAGTCGTCTTTTGATTTTTCCCATTGCGCCCACGCCTCACGTATCATTTCGTCGATACGAGCGAGTTCGAGTTGTATCTGTTCATCCACGCTTTCGAGGCGTTCCTCTCGCCATTCTGCGAGCATTGCGTGAACGTCTTTATGTAGCGTTTGCAGGGAGTAGGTTTTCATGTCGAGGCGTTGCATGACTTCCCGGCGAATATCCCGGTAGGTGTAGCCACGACGGTAGTATTGTGCGATAATGTCGGTGCGGACTTGCCGCCTGCGTATTGTGTCCCTGTGTGTTTTTCTCTTGCGATTTGGCTCTTCCATATTCTTACTTTTTCAGCGTTAGGTTGCAGCAGTCGTCCGGGTTGTGGTTTACATTGTTTTTCCAATAGGCGTAATGAGTTGCCACGTCCTCGCAGACGCTTATCTGCTTGAATCCTGTAATCTTTGACAGGTAGTATTTTTTCCGTTCGAGCGGTAGGTGGTCATATCCGCCCTCGGTGTGTGTGTGTGCCGGGAAGTCGCCCCCGAGCCATTTGCGAATCCAAGCGTTTACCCGAAGGAATTCGACGAGTACCTTGTCGCATTGTATTCTGTTGATGACGTCGAAGTCGTACATATCGGGAATGAAGGGCGAAAGGCGCACGGCGGTATCGAATCCAAGTTCCTGCAACCTCTCTGCCGCTGCGATGCGTCTTTCCGGGAGCGGTGCATTCTCGATTGCCCGGGATTTTGCCGGGTCTGTTGATGTTATCGAAACCTGTATGTGTGCAAGGTCTTTATCCATTAGGTCGGTGTAGAGTGGCGAGGCGACGAGGTCGGATTTCGTTACGATTAAGTAGTGTATTCCCTTCTGATTCAACCATTTTATCGCCTTCCACGTTGAACGTGAACGCTCCTCGACAGGTTGGAAACAGTCTGTCATTCCGCCGAGGCGCAGGACGCTCCCTGTCTTTGACTTTGCGATGATGCGTTTCATTTTGTCGTAGTCCGTAACCTTCGGATAGCGTGGATTCCATAAGCCCCGGAATTCAAGTAGTGAACGAGCGTAGCAGTAGGCGCAATTATGAGCGCATCCGCATCCGTAGGTGTCAAGCCTTGCAGGGTATTTACAGCGATTCGCCTCGCTTCCCCCGACGGTCTTTACCTGTGCAGCGAAGTCGCTGACTTTGAAGGTGTTTATATTTGCTGCCTTGTTCATTTCGTTTTGAATAAAACAACGGTAGACGTGAACAACCTTGCCTGCTTACAACAAATTATCATCCTTGTCATACCGTTGCTTATTACTTTTGTTCGTTACTTCTTTAACGCATACACGATGTCGCCGTTTTCGTCGTTCCCGGTCGGAATGAGTATTCCCTCGAATAGTTTATATGGGCTTTGCCCTGACTGTGGATTGTTCCACAACCAACGCATATAGTCCGCCATAGTCATACCGTAGAACTTCGCCCTGCGTTCGCTGCTGTTTGCGTTGTACCCTTCAGCCCTCGCCCATTCGAAGTTCAGCAAATTGTTGATGTCTTTGCTTATATCGCCGAAGTGTACCACGCCGTTCTTTTTTGCAATTTGTAGGGCTTGGCAGAATTGTCCCCGGCTGTAATTCCAATCCTCGGGAAGACCGCAGCAACTGCCGCTTGCGCATAACTCCTTAAAATGGGCGTCGCTAACGTAAAAGCGCATCCCCGAAGCCTCGCATTCCTCTTGCATTTTCTTGATGAACGGCTCTTTTACCTTCCGATTCAGCCGCAGATACCCTGCCGATACCGAAAATTTTCTGTAAAATTCCATAACGTCGAAGCCGCACAGTTCATTCAGCGTCGGCATATATTCTTTGAGCGTTCGGCTTCGCTGCTCGACGCAGAAGAACTCGGTACTCAATGCGGTCGCCCCCCGGTTTCTGGCTTCCTTGATTAGTTGTAGGTATGTCGGTGTAGAAACCCCAATTATGAAAGGTCGAAGACGAAGCGTTGCGCCCCCGGCGTCAGCCTTTGCTATGCGCTCCAATGCGTCAAGGCGTAGCAGGGGAGTGTCGACGCCTCGCTCAATGATGCGTGCCTTTTGTTCGTCGAGCGTGATTATGGAGAATTTGAAATTCCAATTCTTTTGCCCTCTTACCAATGACATATAGCGTTCATCTTCCGTCCACCAAGTCGCTTTCGTAGAAAAACTCAAAGGGTAGTTGATTTCCTTAAAGAACTTCATCAATTCAAGCGTCGCTCCGTACTTGCGCTCGAAGGTGTCGAACTGGTCTGATAATCCGCCCCATTGCATAACCTTTCGCTGCTTTACGTACTCCCCAAACTGGTATTTGTCCGGGTTTAGGAATATATCTTTCACACGATTCACGTTCACAGGCGACACTTCTTTGTGTAGGTATGCGTCCTTTGACCCCCCCACAGCCCTTTGGAACTGTGAAAAGCAATACATACAGCCGTAGGAGCAGTTGCTGTATGTGTCAAAGGTCATAGGCATACTGCAATCTGCCACCTCGTTACTCCACCGGGGAGAATGGTAAAACTTACTCATTTTTCAATTCTTTTTATTATTTGCTGAATTATAATTCCGATTTCCACCTTTGACGTGTCAAAACTCAATACAGGGACGCCTATCGAACCCCACTTCCGGGCTGCGCTGCAACCGCATTTCTGCTTCTCAACCACTTCTTTATTGACGCCTCTCCCCGACCGGGATAATAGCCTGCTGTGTATTACACGGACAGGAGCGTAAAGGAAGACGACAAGGTGTCTTTCTGCCTCGAACATTGCTTTCGTAACATTTATCCCGAAGTTGTTCATAAATGACCCTTCGCAGAATATGACGTCTTGCGTTTTAAGTGCTTTTTTTACGATTCCTTGAAGGCTTTTCGTCTGATTGATAATATCCACGCCCCCATAGTTGCTTTCACCGTATGGTCCGGCGAAACACGCCCTTTCGTCGTTACAGAGCGTAAGTTCCTTGTCTGACGTTTTCACGCCGCCGTAATGCTCAATAAGGGCTTTGGCGAGGGTTGTCTTTCCGACGCCGTTAGTCCCTATTATATACACGCACGTTTTCCTCATGATACCGGACATATTCTATGATGTTTTGAGCGTATGTTACTATTCTCCAATCAATTCCGATATTGAATAGACAACCTTATTGATAGATTCCAACCCAATTAACTTCGCAATTTCGTCCGCCCTTTCGCCCGGGTACACGATGATTATACGCTCCATAAGCACGTTATCCTCTCCGCTTATTTTCGGTAGGTCGTCGGGCGTTATGTCCAGCCCTTCAAGTTCTTCGACAATACCGCTCTTCAATCCGTTCTCGGATATTCCTTCCGGGTAACCACCCCCACTCACGCCGCCAAAGTTGCCGCCCATCCCGGCGTCTTGCTTGAAGTTCCATACGTCAAGCCCCCAATCGTCAAGTAATTCGCCGTCCCAATCATTTGCGAGCATATCCCAATCCCACTCCCCATAGCCGGAGTTGTCTTTAATGATGAATTCCTTTTTCTGCTCGTCCGTAAGGCTGTCGGCACGAATAACCTCGATTGTCGGGTTGTCCTGCCACGCCTTCCACTTGTCGGCGAGTAGTTTTTTTTCTTCCCCTGTCCTGTTCTTTACGCCGTTTATGCGCTCCGTGAGTTCCTGCTCGCCCATTGTAGCGATGTCGTGTAGTGCTCGGGCACGCATATTGCCGCCGAGAATGGTCATTGTATTATCAACGACGATAGGGCGAATGTTTAGCATTTCCGGGAAGGCGAGCAACGAATCGATTAGTTTGCGGTATTTTGCATCTTTAATAATCCGAGGGTTTGCCTCGTTTACGGTTACTTGTGATAACTTTACTTGCTGCGTTTTCATATTGTTTTTTTGTTGGATATGTATGCAAAAGTAAGCAAATGTTTATAATGTAAACACAAAAAGCCGTTTTTTGCGGCTTTTTGCGTGTTTTTTTGTTGCTTTTATGTAATTGTACCCACCCGGCGTCGTACGTCTTTTTTTCGGGTTATTTTTCGGCTTTAACGAACGATATCGCAGAGTGTAGCAAATTAAGAGTAGTCATTGTGAACAATTCCCCCGGGACGGTACGTAAGACCTTCCACCCGGCAACGGCTGCCGCATTGTATTTTTCCATATCGGAGAGGAAGCCCTTCGGTCGGGTGTGTCTGCCCCTTGTCCATACGCCGCCCTCGACTTCGAGTGCAATCTTGACGGAAGGAATGGCGTAATCGAAACGCCAACGGCGAGGCGGTGCGAATTGGTATTCTTTTACTGCCTGAACGCCGAGGCGTTGCGTTACGAGGGCTGTGAAGGCGTCCCCTCTTTCCTGCTGCTTCTTCAACGCCGAGGGCTTCTTCTTCATTGCTGTCGTAGTGATATTCTTTGAACGATGTACGTGCGTGGAAGTCCCGGGTGTTTGACGATTACCGTGTTCCACCTTTTTTCCTCTTTCTTCGCATACTTCAAGACTTCGGCGGCGGAAAGTGTCGGCGGTAATGCTTTGCGTTTTCTTCTTCGTGGCATAGTGTTCTTCTTTTGTTTCGTTGTTAGATTTCGAGCAACGGTGTTTTTGTGAGGCGGTAACGTACCCAACGGCTGCGCCCATTGCTTTCCCATTCGTTTGTGATTTCGTACCCCTTCTGACGTAGTACGTAGATAATTGCCGAGAGGCGAGTAATCGGGCGGAGCGTTCCGTCGGCGTCCCTGTTCTCGAAGGCTTCGAGCGATGTAATTCCCTGCCCGGACAGAAGGATGCTCAAGACTTTCATGCGCTGCGTGTCAAATGCCTGCTGTTCTGCCGTCTTTGAGGGAGCGGCTTCGTAGTTCTTCTCGTCCCCGAACAGGTTCGCCGGGGCGTTTTTCATTGCGATTGTTGTGCGTAACGTGTTTGCTTTCATAATTGTTTGAGTTTTTGTGTATTAGTTTGTTTTTGTTTCTATCCCCCTTAGTCGGGGGTGTATAGGTATTGACTCTATATCCGAGTGTTGTGTTTTAATCCAGTGTTATAGGCTCAAAATTTTTCCAGAAGATTATTTTGCCAGAGTACCGTCTGTCTGGATTATCAAACCATAATTTCATCTGTTCCCAATCATCAAACCCATCATTTTCAGCCAAAGCGTTTAGTTCATCATCGGATTTTAATATAATATCATCGCCTATATAAACTGCATCAGTACTCCAGTCCTCTAATATTGCGAAATCCATTTGTATTTCTTCAACCCTTGAAACCTCACCAAGTCCAAATTGATACGGCTTTGTTTTGCCACTCGTGTTTCTTGGACTACCAAGCCAAAAATGAATTTTATTACCCACTTTCCAGCGGTTGTGTTTGTCATCCCGAATTGTGTGTACCTTTGTTCCACCTATTATTCGGTCTCTAAATGTTGTTCTTGAAAATGTTAAAAGCATCGTGTAAATTTTATACTTTGAATTTGCATGGTAAAATTAAAGTATAGTGAGGTGCTATTGGGGTTATTCATATATATGCCTATTGGCTTTCCGACCCAATGCGTATTTGTTCACGACTAATGTCAGCACCATCACTATGTTTATTTCAACTCGCCACGCAGTACTTTTTCGTACTGCTCCTTTGTGCCATCCCATTTGAGGGCGTTGTCCCAATAAAAATCCAAGTGGTCAAAATATCTGCCGTCTTCAACCCCCCTATAAACGGCTATGATTGCCTCACGTGGTGTATAGTCCCAAAATATAGCCAAATCCCCCTCTTTCAATTCGGGTTCCTGCTCCATCTCAACGACAAGATAATTCTTGCCGTCAATTACTTTTCCCTGAATGGTAGCCTTGCTGCCTTCGGGAATTTCTAACGTTGTGTTTATTTTATCCATGTTGTATATTTTTATACAATCTTCTGCATCCTTTTTAGTGTCAGGATTTTTTAATTGCTTTTGGAGTCTATCCATTAATTTTCCCATCGCTCAAAAACGTTTTATAACCCCGGTTAGGTGTGAATACTGTACCCGGTCGTAGGCTCTAAACAAACGGAGAACGTAGGTGCGCCGCCGCTTCCGTAATTGTCCCGGCGTCCGTGATAGATGATTCCACCGAATATGCCTTCCCTTCCATTCGGGTAGGTTTGTTTGAATGTAAAACTCAAAAGGTCGTAGTCCTCGAATATTTCGACTGTTCCGTCATACCTTTGAAGTTGTTCGTAGCATTTTTGCAGGGAATCATCCCCTGCCGCCTTTGTAGCCGCCATTTGTTTCTCCCAACGTTCGACGGCGAATTCATTAATCTTTACCATTTTCTTTGATTTTTAGTTGTTTATGTAAATGATGATTATGACTGAAATTGCTATAACGAGTATAAGCGTAACGATTATTGCTGTGTTTATCCCCTGTATGAGCCTCGCTGCCCGGGTGTCGTACCTATCTGCCTGTTCCTGCACGAAGTAGGCGGCGACGAGTAGAACGAAAGCGGATGCGAGTATTTTTGCGACGTCTGTTATTTCCATGTTATGTAGTTTGAAGTAATTCGTATAGTTTTTGCAACTTGCGCTGTTCTGTTGCCTGTACTTTCCCCTCGCCGACAATGAGTGCGAGTTGTTCCGTCATTATTCGGACGTCTGCGATTTCTTCTACAAGGCTGTCGAGGGCGTCGGGTTTATGCCGCATAAAGTGATTGATAGCGGTAATGAGTTCGGCGAGTTCCTCGATAGCCTGCATAAGTTGTGCGGTATTCCCGAATCGGCTGACGGTAGCCTGCAAGAGTTCCCTGCGCTCTGCGCTGATATCGAGCGTATGTTCGATTATATTGCGCTCCCGGTCTATGAGGTAGTCGTACCATTCCTGTACCCGGGAATCGTCTGCAACGCCGATTTTCTTCGGACGGTTGGCGATGTTTGCTGCCCCGATGTAGTTGTCCCGGAATTGGCTTTCGTAGAGCGATAGTTCGTAGGTTGGCGTCGTTGATTTCTCGAGGACGAGCAGGCGTTCCCGGAAGTAGAACACGAGTTTCGTTTCTGTCAATATGTGTTCCACGGTGTCGTCGTAAACGAAGATGAACAAGGGTTTCGCTCCGTAGCGGTCAATGAACTGTTTTGCGTTGTCCTTATATCCGATATAGAATATCCCCTTCTCGATGTTCTGCTTGAATATTTCCGGAACGTACTCGGTATTCATCCTGCGCTCGAAGGCTCGGAGTTCCTCGAAGCCGATTATATCTTTACGTTTTAGCATTTGCGACGGTCTTTTCCGGTTAATTCAAGGTAGTTACACATTTCAAACAGGCGATTCTGCGCACGCTCGCCGTATCGGTCAAGTATATAACTGCTTGCAAGTGGATAGTTCGACGTTATGTGCGTAAGGTAATCTACACGGTCGCCCCGGTTCTCGATTATCTGTTGCAATACCCGAATGCGGTTTCCCATATGCAGCGATTCCTGCGGCTCTGCGCCGAGGTCGTGGATGCAGAGGTGTCGTAGGCTTTTGAACTTGGCGACTTCCCCTGTCGAGGTGTATTCGTCGCATATGCTGTCTGCTCTGTATATGCCCCACTTTATCGGGCGGACGACGTCTGCTACCTTTATGCGTACGTTGTCGATTGCGAGGTATATTCGTATTATGTCCAATGCCCACGTTTTTCCTGTTCCTGTATTCCCGGCGATGTATATGCCTTTCGTAAGGTCGCCCGGGATTCGCTTCCGTGTTATCGGGTGTAATGCCTCGAAGGAAGGGTCGGCGTGTACCCATTTTACGAGTTGCTCGAATACAAAACTGTTTTC